ATTGCATCCTTGCTACCTTCTGATACAATAAAGAAGGTTACTAAAAAAGTTACCAAAACTGAATGATAAGATACTGGAGGATATGGAAGTATGCATTGGGTTCTTTCTCTGATGCGCAGACCAAGAGGTATGATAATAGTGTACTTCTTGTTCGATCTTTCATCTTTCTTACTTATCTCATTACTAATTGTTTTATTGTGGCGGGGGTAATCCGTCATTGGAATTCGTTATGAACATTTTTGTTACTGACCCATCACCAACTGTATCTGCTCAATGCTTACCTGATAAGCATATAGTTAAGATGCCATTAGAGACTTGTCAGATGCTTGCGATTGTTTGTTCTAAAAAATGGGGTCATGGGTTTGGTGAACTTCACAAAAAAGATGGTACACCATACAATACTGATAAAGGTGCTTTCCGTAATCATCCCTGCACAGTTTGGGTAAATGAAACTATTCATAATGCATGGTGGTTAGTTGCTCATGGTTTTGCTTTATGTGAAGAATATACACATAGATTTGGTAAAGTTCATAGTTGTGAGAAAGCTATATTAGAAGCAGGAAATCTTATTCCATTTACTATGGAAAGACCAAAATCATTTATCAGAGCGATGCCAGATGAGTATAAACATGACACAAGCATTGACACTTTTACTGCTTACAAAAATTACATTAGCAGCAAACCTTGGGTTGCATCTAATTATTTACGTGACGAATCCAGAAAACCAGATTGGTTAAAAAAATAAAGCAATGATTAAATGAGTAAATAATTATTCAGAAACCCTAACATGACCACTCCATATCCCAAACCACGATGGGATCTAGAAAATGATGTACTTCGACTGGAACAAATGATTATCCTCTACGAACAAGAAATCGCAGAACTGAGAACAGAAAAAGAACAATTAAAGGAAGAAGTAACTCTTCTTCGGAGAAGATTAGAATATTATAAAACAATAGTAGAAGTTGATGAGGAAGAAAAATGAGTGGAGACTGTACAAAACAACCAGTCATTTTTTACAGTGAAGAAATGACTTTATCAAAGATTATTCTTTTATCAAAGAAAGGAGTTACCTTTAAGAAGTATGAATACATGTTAGATATATTAGAAGAAGACGAAGAATAAATAAGACAGATACTCTAGCAAAATGAACAATAAGGTTAAACTGGCTATTGCGGTGGCTGTAGGAATAGTTGGTGGAGGACTTATCGGTACTCTTGGTGGAGGTGAGTCAACCAAACCATTGGGTAGTGCGGCTTCTGCACAGGAGTTTCCTGAATGGACAAGAGATGGTTCTGCATTTAGATGTAAGGATGGTAAGGTTCAGGGATGTATTGGTGGATATAAATGTGGAACTTCTGGAAGAACTGGAACTACTCAACCTGTTGCAGTATGTCAGAAGTGTGAGAATTGGGTTGATTTGGATGAATTCCTACCTGAGAATCCAGATTTTGATGCTAATATGTTCTTACAAGTTGATCCCAATTATGGTCCTAAAGACTAATGAAGACTTTTAAAGAATATCTAGAAGAAAGTAGTCTGAGTAGAATTAAATCTAAATCAGACAAAGGTGGGATGGCAATCATCTCTGGAAGTCGTGGCGACAAATCTGCTAAGGAAAATAGAGCAAGAGCAAAGCAGTTAGATCGTGATATAAAAGGTAAGGGTTTACCTGGTGCTACTAAGGTAACTGGAAGATGGGATGAGAAGGATGACAAGACTGGTAAAACCACAAAGGTTAAAGAGAGAAGTCATGTAGTTACTTCTGGTAAAAAGGGTAAGAGAAAGTTTAAGAAAGCAATAAAAGCACTAGGTAAAAAGTATGGACAAGATGCTGTGTTGACACAAACCAAAAAAACTGGTACAGTATCAGCAACTAGAAAAGGTGGACTTGGGAAATCAGCAGGTAAAAATGTTAAAAAATTTACCGCAGGAACAATGAAACCTGGTAGATCTTCACCAGAAGGTGATACCAAAATAAAAGGAAAGACTTTTACTTACGGGTAACATGATACAGTTTAATATAGATCCAGAAGCACCTGACGATGTGTTAGGAGAAAACATTCCTTATGATGATTGGTTCCACAACCCCCTTGATGATATGCCTATTGCAACTGACAACCCAAGACCTGAGGAAGAGATTGCTGATGTTTATGCATCAAGGCATGAATCAACTCCTGACTTTGAAAAGAGTGCTGAAGAGATAGTGACGATGCATGAGAAAGCATATAGACTTGCTACTGCCAAATATAATCCTTTTGCAGTAGGAGGAACAGAAAGTATCCACGATTTTGAAGGAGGTTCTGAAAATGGCCAAAAATTATGATGACTCCAAATGGAGAGAAGAGTATAAAAATTATACTTCTAGTAAGTATGAATTAGATCTGCTTGAAAATGGACCCCACAGTCTTGCTCAGTCATGGATGATGGGTGCATTACATAACAAGTGGAAGAAGATGAAAGGGTATAAAGATCCTGAACCCCCTGATGTATCATCCTCAATGAAGGAATTTTTTGATAAACAAAAGACAATAAAATAAGTGTCCACTAGGGGTCGAACAGACCCCTTTTTGATGTATTATAGGTATATCGAAAACAAATTACATCATGACCTTTGAAGTTAAAATGACAAAAGACGAAATCATTGATGGTTTGAGAAGCACATATGGTAAAGAGTTCACTGCTGCTGATGTTCGTGGATTCTGTGCTGCTAATGACATTGCTTATCAGACTGTCACTAAAAAGATCAAACAGTTTTCTGTTGGTCGTGGTAAGTGGAACCTAGAAGTTACCACTAAAGCTGTAGAGAACATTGAGAAATCTTTCAGTGCTCCTGCTGTTGAACCTACAGTTACTCAAGATTTGGTTCCAACTCCAGATTCTACATTTGTTAAATTTGGTCCTTTTAATGATGTAAAGAAAGTAATACAATCAAAACAATTTTATCCAACATTCATTACTGGATTATCTGGTAATGGTAAAACATTCTCTGTAGAACAAGCTTGTGCTCAATTAGGTAGAGAACTTATTCGTGTAAACATTACTATTGAAACAGATGAAGATGATCTTATTGGCGGTTTCCGTCTTGTTAATGGTGAAACCGTATGGCACAATGGCCCAGTCATTGAAGCACTCGAACGAGGAGCTGTCTTGCTCCTTGACGAAATCGACCTTGCATCCAACAAGATTCTCTGTCTTCAGAGCATACTTGAGGGAACTGGAGTTTTCCTTAAAAAGATTGGAAAATTCGTTAGACCCAGATCAGGATTCAACGTCATCGCTACCGCAAATACTAAGGGTAAGGGTTCAGACGACGGACGATTCATTGGAACTAATGTGCTCAATGAAGCCTTCCTTGAAAGATTCCCAGTTACCTTTGAGCAAGAGTATCCCTCCCCCTCAGTAGAATCTAAAATCTTAGGTGGAGTTGCTGCTAAGTTGGGTGTTACTGATACTGATTTCTGTAAGAGATTGGTTGATTGGGGTGACATCATCCGTAAAACATTCTATGATGGTGGTGTAGAGGAAATCATTAGCACTCGTAGATTGGTTCACATCGTTCGTGCTTTCTCCATCTTTAAGGATAAGGCAAAGGCAATTCAGGTATGTGTGAATCGTTTTGATGATGAGACTAAGCAATCCTTTATTGAGTTGTATGATAAAGTAGATGCTGACTTTGATTTTAACAAGGCAGAAGATAAAGCATATGAGGAGAATGCATGACCATTTGGCAGAATTATATAAGTGCCTACAGATCAATCCTACCTATGAAGATAGAAGGTCTGTGGGCAGGTTGGGAAGGTAAAGGAACCTATCTCAATGCCATCACACATTCACATCCATACTTTCTTAAATCAAGACAGGTGGATATTACAGATGGTAAGAATGTTGACATCTTTAACTGTATAGCATATCCAAAGACAGGGAGTAACCTCCCTTGTTTTGGTATGGATCTGATGGCATTCAGTGAGAAGAAAGTCATTGTTGTTTTTGATTTTCAACATCCTAAAGAAAATTATCCGTATTCAGTAGAAGGTTTACCAGTAGCAACAGAAGATTATCGTTTTTTTGAGAAAGGTAATCATTTCTCAGAGAATATTTTTGTAAGATACTGTAAACCAGATGAGGTTGATGAGCATTTAGATATGTTTATCAAGTACTTGACTAAGTACAAAGATATGGTAGAATTGGCTGAACCAAATGGTAATGACACAAGTGTCTATAAAGACTTCGATGCTTACATGACCAGACTCGATCCAGTAAGTGGATACCTTAAGAGTAAGTTTGGAAAAGAAAAAGCAGAGAGTCTAGTAAACGATTTCTTATTTGAATATGGCTAAAAAAGAGATAGAACATTCTACTTCATGGTATGATTACAATCGTAATGATCCTGATAGGGAAAATCCATTCACAGACGCATTTGATCATCTTATGGCAGAATCAGTAACGGGAAAAGATCCTTATATCTATGAGTCACCTGATGGTGGAACTACAATAACAAGAAGGAAACAAGGTGATGATTACACAAAGAAAGAAGTAATTCAGGGTGATTACTTTGGTGGTCAGTATCCATATGTTGGTAGTGGTAATACTGCATCTGATTATCCATCAGAATTTACCACACTTTCTGATAATGATGATCAGATTGCACATCATGTTGGTTTAAACTATGATGAGTTAACGCTAAATATCGAGGATCCAACAAAGGAGATTATGACAGACAGCAGGAACAAGTATCATGAGGATGAAATCCTTAATGATATTAAAGAGTATGTATCAAGCACTTATAATGGACACTACACAGGCACTCAACATGAGTTCCGTAATGTTCAAACAATAGACTTGATGGCATCCAGAGATCTAGCTTCTGATTTTTGTCAAGCAAACATACTTAAGTACGGTAGTAGGTACGGAAGTAAAGACGGAAGAAATAAAAAAGACTTGCTAAAAGTGATACATTATGCTATGCTATTACTACATTTTGATGAACACTACGGTAAACCAAAGATGACCAGTGGTAACATTGATCACAACATGCCTTAATCATGAAACTTCGACCCCATACTATGAAATTAACTGAAAAAACTGTAAACCTTCTTAAGAATTTTGCATCTATAAATCAGTCTATCCTTTTTAAAAAAGGAAGCAGTCTTCGTACAATGTCTGTGATGAAGAATATTCTTGCAGAGGCAGATATATCTGAAGAAGTACCACAGGATTTTGCCATCTATGATTTAGTTCAATTCTTAAATGGAATATCATTATATACTGATCCAGAATTGGATTTCCAAAATGAATCTTATTTAACTATTCGTGATGGTAAGAATCATAGAACAAAGTATTTCTTTGCAGATCCTAGTGTAATTGTTGCACCACCTGAAAAGACTCTAACACTTCCTGGTGAAGATGTTTCGTTTACACTTGATACTAATAATCTCACACAATTATTAAAAGCAGCAGCAGTATATCAACTTCCTGATTTTTGTGTAGTAGGAAATGCTGGTGTTATTAAGTTAGTAGTGCGTGATAAAAAGAATGATACTTCTAATGAGTATTCTATTAAAGTAGGTGAAACTGATAAGGAGTTTGTATTTAATTTTAAGGTGGAGAATATTAAGATTATTCCTGGTGCCTATGATGTAGTAGTTTCTTCTAAGTTATTATCTAAATTTACTAATACTAGTTTTGAACTTAATTATTTTATTGCACTTGAACCTGATTCAACTTTTAAATAATGAGATTAACTGAAGATGTAATTAACAAGATTGCAGTATTAATGCAACACACCAAAATGAATGGTGAAGTTAATTGGAAAGATGGTGACGAAATAGATGTATGTCTAGGTGGTCATTTTGCTGGTGATAAGTTTATTAGTATCATAAACAGAACTCGGAGTAATACAACTAAACGATAAATTATGTGGTATATTATAGGTTGGACAATAGTTACATTGTGGCTATTCTCTAAGTTAGGTGTTTTTAAAAAGAAATGAAAAGAGTATGGAGGATTTGGAAGTATGCGTTGGGTAGCTTCTCTGACGAAAAGACTAGACGATACGACAACTACATTGTTCTGGTACGTTCTATTATTTTCTTTTCTTATCTCATCACTAACTGTTTTATTATTGGTGGAGTAATCCGTCACTGGAATTAATTATGAGTAACTTTATTTGGGTTGAAAAATACAGACCCAAGACAATTGAAGATTGTATCTTTCCAGAGATCACAAAGAAAACTTTTCAGGATTTTTTATCTAAAGGTGAAATCCCTAATATGCTTCTATCTGGTCCTCCAGGTATTGGAAAGACCACTGTTGCTAAATGTTTATGTAACCAGTTAGGGGCAGATTATTATGTCATTAACGGATCGGATGAGGGGCGTTTTCTTGACACTGTTAGGAATAATGCCAAGAACTTTGCGTCTACGGTATCTCTCACTAGTGAGTCGAAGCACAAGGTCATCATTATCGATGAGGCAGACAATACCACTCCCGATGTACAACTCCTTCTCAGAGCGAGTATTGAGGAGTTCCAAAAAAACTGTAGGTTTATCTTTACCTGCAACTATAAGAATAAGATCATCGAACCACTCCATAGTCGTTGTGCTGTCGTTGACTTTTCAATAAATGGAAAACAAAAAGCAACAATTGCTTCTCAGTTTTTCAAACGAGTTAACTACATACTGGAGCAAGAACGGGTTGAGTCTGATAAGAAAGTGCTTGCTGAACTTATCAATAAACACTTTCCTGATTGGAGAAGAGTCCTTAATGAGTGTCAAAGATACTCTGTGGGAGGTAAGATAGATAGTGGTATACTGGCACACTTTAGTGATGTAAAGATTAATGATCTCACAAAAAACCTCAAGGCAAAAAACTTTTCGGAAGTACGTAAATGGTGTGTCAATAACTTGGACAATGATCCTGCTGTATTATTGCGTCGCCTCTACGATAGTCTTTACGAATCCCTTGTCCCTGCCTCTATTCCTGCTGCCGTTCTTGTTATTGCGAAGTACCAGTACCAAATAGCGTTTGTAGCAGATCAAGAAATAAATATGTTAGCTTGTTTAACCGAAATTATGGTGGAGTGTGAATTTAAATGAAAATTTCAGAAAGAGAAAAACTAAGAAATCAAGTTAAGTCTAGATTTTATTACATCTTTTGGGGTGTAGCAACTGTATCAGTTGTATTTGGTCAATTGTATGTTGGAACTGGATATAGAACTTTTGCTAGATCATTGAATAGAATCTTTGATACTATTGAAGTTCAAGTTAGTGATGATTATGAACGGTTTTATTAAATTATGAGTAAAAAGGGACTGAAGACCCCACTTAGATATCCTGGTGGTAAATCTCGTGCCTGTACTAAGATGGGACAGTTCTTCCCAGATCTTAGGGAGTATGTAGAGTTTCGTGAACCATTCTTAGGTGGTGGAAGTGTTGCGATACATGTTAGTAAACTGTATCCACATCTAAAGATTACTGTTAATGATCTTTATGAACCACTTATAAATTTCTGGATGAATCTCCAGATGTTTGGTGATGATTTAACTAAAGAGTTAAAGAATCTTAAGATTGCTCATTGTAATCAAGACTCTGCTAGATGTTTATTTGCAGAGATGAAAGATGTTATTAATGATAGTAAATATAGTAATCTTGAAAGAGCAGTTGCTTTTTATGTTGTAAATAAGTGTAGTTTCTCTGGTCTTACTGAGAGTTCTTCTTTCTCAGCACAAGCAAGTGATTCTAACTTCTCTATGAGAGGTATTGAGAAACTACCAGAGTATTCTGAGATTATCTCACATTGGCATATTAATTCATATTCTTATGAGTATTGTTTCCGAACAGATATTCATGATGGTCTTTTTATGTACTTAGATCCTCCATATGATATAAAGGATAACCTTTATGGAAAGAAGGGAGCAATGCATAAAAGTTTTGATCACGACAAATTTGCTGCTGATTGCGATGCTCATAACGATACAAAAATGCTAATTAGTTATAATTCTGATCAATTAGTCAAGGATAGATTTAAAAACTGGAATGCTAGTGAATTTAAATTAACTTACACTATGCGTTCAGTTGGAGAATATATGAGAGAGCAGCAAGAGAGAAAAGAGTTGTTATTATTCAACTATAAATTATCGGAGGTAACAGTTGATGAATGAAGAACCGCATGTTAATGATCTATATGAAGATATGGAGAGACTTAATGCTTTATATGAAGAATTAATGTGGCCTCACGATGTAGCACTTGAGTTCTCTGCTGATTATGAAAATAATCGAATCATCATTTCGATGAAAGACGAAAAACAAAAACGACCTGCTTTATAGACATGATTTTAGTATTCATTATTGTAGGACTATTATTTTTTATTATGGGATATGGTTTGTATCTCACAATAGGACCAGGTAAAGTAGATTTACGAGATCCTATTGATGAACACGCCAAGATGCACGAATTAGGTATTGCACATGGTCACGGTGGAAATAAAGGTGCATATGAGATGTCTGGAAAGTTAGACCATAAGCACGATGAGTCTTAAGGATTATATTGGTCCTGATACTCCCAAGAAAGATTGGAATGATGAGAAGTGGTTACAACATGCTCATGTGATGGTTCATTCTCCTTGGATAGATGAAGAGGAAAGAGATTATTGGAAATACAAAATTAAAGAACTTACAAAATGATTGAAGTATATGATGATTTTTTTCCAGAAGAGATTCATCATCAAATTTATACATTTTTAATGGATACTGGTGGATGGAGACTACACGGTGGATGTCCAACTAATAGATTCTGGCATTTTGAT